CTCCAAAAATGCTTGCTGGGGATAATAACTTATACTTCTTTCTGCACCTACTTCTTTAAGTCTGTATCTTACAAGGTCTTCAATTTGTTTAAAGAATTCTGCATCCCAAAACGCAGCTTCTGCTATAGCTCCTACGCAGTTTTGTATAACTACCTCCTTTGAAAATTTCCCGAAATAGAAGAGTCGAGCTATAATTGATTCCTTCTTTAATCTAGGTAGATAAACAAAGGGTTGTTCATCCTTTATAAAATCCCTAGAACAGAAAGAAAATTCCTCAGTAGTCTTTGGTGGTGTTAGGTGGATATTAAACAAACTGTAATAATACTGAATCTTTTCAAATGTTAATTCTAAGAAGGGATGATACTTTCCCAGTCTATCATCACCCAAAATTACTTGTTCACGTAAGTCTCTGACTTCTTGAAGTGTAGGTAAACGATTTTGACGTTTTTCAAATTCAACACATATAGCATAAACATCAGCATGATCCAAAACATAACAGTCTAACATGACTGTTATGAAAGAACCAGACTCATTTCCTCTATCTAAAAAGAAAATTGTACCATTGATATTATGTATGGTATATGTTAATGATCTATATAATGCTTCTTTTTGAATTTCTGTAAAATCTGATCTAGTTGCCCAGACAAATGACTTTATTAGTTCTTTAAGGATAGTTTTATCCAATCGTTTACAATCACTTGCTATCACTTCTCCAGGTTTCTCATTCATTCTTTTCATAATGACTATTGGGTCAGTATAGGGATTATATCCTATTTGCCAATCATTGCGTAGGTGGTTTGCATGTCCTTTTTCTTGAATGTATCCAAAGAAAGATTTTATAACCATATTATCAGCTAGTTCCAGTTCACTATATAAACGAACTTTTCCTTTCTTTGCTTGTTCGGCAGGGATTAATTCTACTTTAGCATTATCCTTGACAATTATAGCAAACGGATAGCCATTTTCAATAGCATTCTTCTTTAGTCGATAATCTGATAATAATTCCTTTCCTACGTCAGTTTCAAGGTTTATTTTAAAAATTCCTTGGGGTCCTTCCTTGAAAATTATATCAGGATTCGTGGCTGGTCTTTTAACTTGAATGTTATTCTTTAGCTTTATTTTTGTTCCAGTTGATGTTTGCCATGGTAGTTGATTAGCTTCATTTCTCCCATTTATGACTTCATACAAGGTAAATGTTCTTGGATTACCAAAGTCTTCTTTCATTTTCTGAGTCATTATGAGTTCAACATAATTGTAAATACGCTGATCCCATTTTCCTGCATTTTCATGTGTCAGTGTGTAGTTCACACATTGGGTCCATAAAGGATCTGGTCGACCTTGGTTATCAACTGCTAAGTCACTAAAGTCGGTTACATACGCTAAACTTGTTGCTGCTGGTAAATAGTCGGTTATAAGTAGTGATGGTGCGTTATAAAACTTTACTCTGCTTTCTGGTCGAGAGTATAGTCTCATACTTGGGTTATATCCCAATACTTTTAATCCATGATTGTCACTTTCATATCTTGATGGTTCAAATTTAGTCTTTAATAGTGATAGCATATATTGGTCCAATACATATTCCTTCTTGTCAATAAGATTTAGGATAGCTGCATCTTCATTCACTGCATTGGGCCTATTCTCCAAAAATTTTAGGTCTTTCTTAGTAAGTGTTGCAAAATAAACACATCCTATTTGTATTCCAATGTGTATTGCAAT